TGAGAAACTAATGAAACGTAAATATCCTGGTCTGAGTAAGACTTTTTTCAAGGGATATTCTGAACTTTCCGATCAAGACTTTTTCTGTCTTGAGGGTGAAGATATCAATAAAATGACTCTTGCTGATCGTGCTAATCTTTACTTCAAGATTGGTAACTACATGGATATTCCCATCAAGAATGAGAAAGAGATGGAAATTATCAACATGATTTCTGATGCAGAAACCTTTGCTGATGTTTGTCTTGCGGCAGAAATGATGTATAGCTATGATAAGCAAGCAAAAAATGAACAAGAGAACCCTAATATTCCTACTGGATCTGCACAATCAGATGGAGAAGAGGGAATGACTCACGAACAGATGCAAGAAGAAGCAGAGAAGCGTGAGCAAGCAAATGAAGACACTGAAGGTGATAGTCAAGACTCTGATTCTGAGATTCAGCAGGATGGGGATACTTCTAACAATGCAGGTGCTTCTGCTGAACCTGAAGTAAAGACGGTTGATAGTCTTGATGAGAGTCTGCGTGAATTGATTTCTAATTATGGTGGTGATAACGTTTATGTTGAACTTCCTAAAGTAAATCTTGATACTGTTGTTGCTAAAAATCAAGATGTTCATGACTACATTGATGAGAATTGGATTATTCGTGATGAGAATGCTTTTGAAAAATCTGATTTGAACTTCACGCAATTCAAACGCTCTGCACAGAAAGAAGTCAACTATTTGGTAAAGGAGTTTGAATGCAAGAAAGCAGCAGATTCTTATGCCCGTGCTTCTGTATCTCGCACTGGTGTTCTTGACTGCACCAAACTACATACTTATAAGTATAATGATGATCTTTTCCGAAAGGTTACTACACTTGCCGATGGTAAGAATCATGGTCTAGTGTTTGTTCTTGATTGGTCTGGTTCTATGGCCAATGTTCTTCAGGATACTTGTAAACAACTCTTCAATCTGATTTGGTTCTGTAAAAAAGTCAATATTCCGTTTGAAGTATATGCTTTCACTAATGAGTGGATTAGACATGAAATCTCTTCTAATGGTGGTTGGGAACCTTTGCCCTCTCATTATGAAGCAGAAGAAGGACAACTTGCTATCGAAGATAACTTTTGCATGATGAACATTCTTACCAGTAAAGTAAATGGTAAGACACTTGATCATCACATGAAGAACATTTATCGCATTGCTTATTACTTCGGTTGTCGTGGTTGTTATTCTTATGAACCCGGAGGACGTGTGTCTCTCTCAGGCACACCTTTGAATGAAGCAATCATTACTCTTCATCAGATTCTACCTAAGTTCCAAAGTGAGAACAAGTTGCAGAAAGTTCAGTGTGTAGTTTTGACTGATGGTGAGGCAGGTTTTCTTAATCGCCATGCTACTATTACTGATTACAATGGCGAAGAACGTATTGGTTCTAGGCGACTGATTGCTGAACGTACCTTCGTTCGTGACCGTAAGACTGGAAATACCTATCAAGTCAAATATAGTTATACTGAGTTTACCGACATTCTTCTGAAGAACCTCAAAGATAACTTTACTGACATGAATTTGATTGGTATTCGTGTCCTTGCTCCCCGAGATGCAACTTCTTTTATCAAGTTGTATCATCAAAACTATTCTGAAGTAGAAAAACTTCAAAGTTCTTGGCGTAAGGAGAAGAGCTTTACTATCAAGAAATCTGGATATGATGCTTACTTTGGCATGTCTTCTACAGCACTTAATCAGGAAACTGAATTTGATGTTGATGAAGGTGCTACCAAAGCAAAAATCAAATCTGCTTTTGTAAAATCTCTCAAGACTAAAAAACTGAATAAGCGTATTCTTGGCGAGTTCATCTCCTTGGTTGTATGACGCCTCAGGGGCTGACCACTCTGCCCCTGACTCTGTCCCACTCTGCTCTATAATAATTTCAGTTCAAACAAATTAATGGCCATCTCCACTGACTACATTTCTTCTTCGCTCCGCAATCTTTACGGTTCTACGGTCACTAGCGCAGAACTGAAAGCATGGTGTGCTATGAATGGAACTACTTATCAAACCGTTTCTAAAAAACTTGATCAATTCAAAGTTGGTCGTGGTAAGTGGAATCTGGATGTGACTCCTCAGAAAGTTGAGGAGATTGAGCGTACTTATGAAGCACCAGCAGCAATGCCTGCAGTAGAACAAAACCTTATCCCAGAGAAAGATGATACCTTCGTCAAGTTTGGTAATTATGGCGATATCAAAAAAATTATTGAATCGCGTCTCTTCTATCCGACGTTCATTACTGGACTGTCCGGTAACGGTAAAACTTTCTCAGTTGAGCAAGCGTGTGCTCAACTTGGTCGGGAACTCATCCGCGTCAATCTGACAATTGAGACTGATGAAGACGATCTTATTGGGGGATTCCGTCTGGTTAATGGTGAAACTGTTTGGCACAATGGTCCGGTCATTGAAGCCCTGCAACGCGGCGCGATTCTACTGCTTGATGAGATTGACCTGGCTTCCAACAAAATTCTTTGCCTTCAATCAATCCTTGAAGGAAAAGGAGTATTCCTGAAGAAGATTGGTAAATACATTCAACCGAAGAATGGATTCAATGTTATTGCAACTGCAAATACTAAAGGAAAAGGCAGCGATGACGGTCGCTTTATTGGAACTAACGTTCTCAATGAAGCATTCCTAGAACGCTTCCCTGTAACCTTTGAGCAGTCTTATCCTACTCCTGCAACCGAACAAAAGATTCTTGAGGGTATTGCTCTGAATCTTGGTGTAGAGGATCGTGAGTTCTGCAAGCGATTGGTTGACTGGGGTGATATCATCCGCAAGACTTTCTATGATGGAGGTATCGAAGAGATTATCTCTACCCGCCGCTTGGTTCACATTATTCGTGCCTACAGCATCTTTGGCAATAAGGCAAAAGCAATCGAAGTTTGTGTGAATCGCTTTGATGATGAAACCAAGCAAGCTTTCATGGAACTGTATGATAAAGTTGATGCTGATTTTCAGATGCCTGTTGACGATGAGGTGAAATCTTGATATAATGACTAATGCTTGGAGTTTACTTTATGATACTATGATTAGCACTGCAAATTCTGATGATCGCGCCGATTTTTGGTATAATTCAGATTATGATTATACAATCGCAGGCGGTCCTGTTAATGATGGAATATTTGGAGCTGCTGCTGAAGACACTATTGTTTTTTCTTCAGATACCTCTTTGAATAAGAATGTTCCTTCTCTTCCCAATGCTCCCAATAATGATAATGGACGTTGGAAATATCATGAGGATGTAATTCTTAAGGAGATCCAGGAATATCTTGGAGGCACTTATAATGCTCACTATGCTTCTCCAGAATCCAAAACCCAAACTCTTGATTTAATTGAAGGTATTGGTGATGCAGAACCTTTCTGTAGATCTAATGCAATTAAATATCTTTCTCGTTTTGGTAAGAAAGGTGGTAAGTCTAAACAGGATATCCTGAAGGCAATTCACTACTGCATCCTTCTTTATCATTTCGCTGGCCTCTGTAATGAAACTAAGACCCCATATGAAACTTTCTGACAAAACTCTTTCCGTTCTTAAAAATTTCTCATCTATCAATCAATCTATTTTGTTTAAAGAGGGAAATAAACTTCGCACTATCAGTGTGATGAAAAATATTCTTGCAGAAGCAACTGTTGCTGAAGATTTTCCCAAAGACTTTGGTATCTATGACTTGAATCAATTTCTTAATGGTATGAGTCTTCATCAGACTCCTGATTTGGATTTTGCTAATGATGGATATGTGACTATTCGTGAAGGCAAGATGCGTTCAAAGTATTTCTTTGCGGATCCAAATGTTATCGTTACACCACCAGACAAGGAAATTAAACTTCCTAGTGAAGATATTTGCTTTGAGTTGAGCACTGACCAATTAGATAAACTGCTAAAAGCAGCTGCTGTTTATCAAATTCCTGATATTTCTGCGGTTGGAGAATCTGGAGTTATTAAACTAGTAGTTCGTGATAAAAAGAATGATACTTCTAATACATTTGCAGTTGTTGTAGGTGAAACAGGAAATGACTTTTGTTTCAACTTCAAGGTAGAAAATATCAAGGTTCTTCCTGGAACTTATGAGGTAGTTGTTTCACAAAAACTTTTGTCACGATTTTCGTCCAAAAATCATGATCTGACCTATTATATTGCTTTAGAACCTGATTCAACTTACGAATGAACATTTTTGTGACTTCATCTGATCCTTGGGAATGTGCCAGGGTTCTGCCTGATAAACACATTGTCAAAATGCCTCTAGAGACTTGTCAGATGCTTGCAATTGTATGCTCTGACAAATGGGGCCATGGATTCGGCACTCTTCCCAAAGCAGACGGAACTCCCTATGCTACTGAGAAGGGTGCTTTTCGTAATCATCCTTGTACTATTTGGGCAAACGATTATGTGATGAATTGGCAGTGGCTACTTGCTCATGGATTTGCTCTTTGTTCGGAGTATGCTGCTCGTTATGGTAAGGTTCATACCTGTTTCCAGACCTTGAACGCTGCAAAGGAGATACTCCCCACAGGGGACCCCACAGGGCGCTCTGGGAAGGGTCCTAAAGATTTTGTATTTGCAGGGCCTGATGAGTTTAAGTATGATACTGCAATAGATATATACACAAAGTATAAGATGTATATTGCGTCTAAACCTTGGGTATCAAACAATTATCTTCGTCTACCTCATCGTAAACCGGAATGGATCTAATGAATAGAAAAAATGAAAGTAAAAAATCTGATCATTATTATGAATATGATCGTAATGATTTGAATAGAAAAAATCCTTTTCTTGAATCAGAGTTAGAACAAATTCGTGATGAAGGTGGATTTGAGTGGACGCCTCTATCCGATAAAAAATCAAAAAAACATATCTTAAAAGTTGATGATGATGGTATTTTAACTCTTACTCCAGAACTTCTAGAAATTACTGGATGGAAAGAAGGTGATGTGCTAGAATGGATTGACAATAAGGATGGGTCTTTCTCTCTAATTAAACAAGATTATGCGAAATGAATTTATCTGGGTTGAAAAGTATCGGCCTCAGACAATTGAAGAATGTATTCTACCAACAAATATTAAGAAGACCTTCCAGGATTTCCTAGATAAAGGTGAAGTATCTAATTTGCTTCTAGCTGGACCTGCTGGATGTGGTAAAACCACTGTCGCAAAAGCACTCTGTAACGAACTGGGGGTAGACTATTATGTCATCAATGGATCCGATGAAGGACGATTTCTCGACACTGTCAGAAACACTGCGAAAAACTTCGCTTCGACCGTCTCGCTTACATCAACTGCAAAACACAAAGTCATCATCATTGATGAGGCAGATAATACAACCAATGATGTACAACTCCTCTTACGGGCGTTTATTGAGGAGTTTAGTGGCAACTGCAGATTCATCTTCACCTGTAACTTCAAAAACAAAATCATCGAACCACTCCACTCCCGATGTGCCTGTATTGAATTCGCAGTTAAGGGAAAAGATCGACAGGGAATTGCAGCCCAGTTCTTCAAACGTCTCCAACAAATCTTGGATACAGAAAGTGTTGAATATGATAACAAGGTCCTGGTAGAATTAATCAATAAGCACTTTCCAGATTGGAGACGTGTTCTGAATGAATGTCAAAAGTATTCTTCTGGTGGCAAAATTGATACTGGTATTCTTGCAACCTTTAGTGATGTAAAAGTAAATGACTTGGTTAAAAAACTTAAAGAAAAAGATTTTCCCGAAGTACGTAAATGGGTTGTCAACAACCTGGACAATGATACTTCTGTCTTACTGCGTCGTATTTACGATGCTTGTTATTCTTCCATGGTTCCGAGTAGTATTCCTGCTGCTGTGCTTACTCTTGCTAAGTATCAGTATCAAATGGCATTTGTGGCAGATCAAGAAATAAATATGCTTGCATGTCTTACTGAAATCATGGTGGAGTGTGAGTTCAAATGAAAAAGAAAATTGATAAACTTATTAACAAATCTCTAAGATTTCATCATCGAGATATTCATGAAGAATTCTCTGAAATGAAACTTAGAGCACAAGTAAAATCTAAGTGGTATTATATTTTCTGGGGTGTGGCAACAATCTCAGTGGTGGCGGGGCAAATTTATGTTGGAAGTGGATACAGACAAATGTCTGATAGTTTTAATTTGATTATTCAAAGAATTAAATAATGATTATATCTGATAATGATGCCGTTTGGGCCGCAGATGAATTCATTAAGTATTTTTCTCAAATGGGAAATATTGAGGATTATCTGCGTTTTGTGAAAAAAGAAGTAATTAAATCTACAAGTTCTCTTGCATCACTTCATGATGAGTTCTTTAACGAAGACATTCATCCGCAAGAGATGGATTTTGATATTAGATTTGTTGGTAATAGATTTCAAGAATCAGTTCCACAGGAGCATTATGTTAATCTTTTGAGGGCAGTATCTTCTCATAATAATGAGAGTAATATTCCTGGTAGAGAACTGCGTTGGATGGTCTTTGAAAAAAATACTCAAACTTGTCTTGGATTTATTCGTTTTGGATCTCCTACTATCAACTCTAAACCGAGAAATATTTGGTTAGGTAAGTCACCCAATCTTTCAATCTTCAATCGCCATGCAGCTATGGGATTTGTGATTGTGCCATCTCAACCCTTCGGATACAACTATCTTGGGGGCAAACTCCTTGCACTGTTGTGCTGCTCCCACTATGCCCGTGAGACGCTGAATGAGGTCTTTGAGAAGGACATTGCCCTATTTGAAACCACGTCTCTCTACGGGTCTACTACGGATGCCTCACAGTACGATGGTCTCAAACCATTCATGAGATACAAGGGATTGACTGAGAGTAAGTTCCTGCCTTTACTCCACGAAGAAGCATTCCATCGTCTTCATGATCGATTTACTGTGTGGAATAATAATCAACCTTTGACTGATAAGAAGGCATCATCTAAGAAGATGAAGCGTCAGACAAAGATGATTTCTATCACTCGTAATTCTCTGAAGGAATATGGGATGGATGAAAAATTGGAGCAGTTTAATTCAGTGATAGAGACTGCACTATCTCTTACTCAGAAGAAGAGAACATATTTCTGTGAATATGGATATTCAAATGTCAAAGAAGTAATTCTTGGTGAGCAAGAAGAATTGGTTCGTGGTCCGAATTGGGATAAGTTTTATCTTGAGAATATTATTGCCTGGTGGAAGAAGAAAGCAACTAAGAGATATGAAAAACTAAAGAGAGAAGAAAGGTTCAGAACAAAGGTTGAACTCTGGACAGATGATGATGACATTCAAATTATTAGATAATGGAACTTAAAGACTGGCTTAACTCAATTAATTTTACTAAAGAAGATCTAACAGAACACATCAAAGATTATCCGCCATATATCATTAATCGTTGCCTTTCAGGACATTTGGATTGTGTAATGTTTGCAAATGAAATGAATAAGTATAACTTTCTTGACAAAGATATGCAATATTTATTTTATCTAAATACTTTGAGGAAAAGAAAGAGATTTTCTCCCTGGCTCCGAAAGGATAAAGTCACGGATTTAGAATGCGTCAAACAATACTATGGATATAGTAATGAAAAGGCATCCCAAGCTCTGAAAATTCTTACACAAGAACAAATTAGTTTTATCAAACAACGACTTGATATTGGAGGCATAAAATGACTACTACGGTAGAACCAACAGTTAACTGGTCTCCGGATCAGATGATAGAAGTGATTCTTAATGAACCAGATGACTTCCTGAAAGTTCGTGAAACACTAACTCGTATTGGGGTGGCATCTAGAAAAGAGAAAAAACTCTATCAATCATGCCATATTCTTCATAAGCAGGGTAGATATTATATTGTTCATTTTAAGGAATTATTTGCTCTTGATGGAAAGAGGGCTAATCTTACTGTGAATGATGTTCAAAGACGTAATCGTATTTCAAAACTTCTTGCAGATTGGGGATTGATTACTATTGTCAAGGAAGATTCTGTTCTTGATATTGCTCCCTTGAATCAGATTAAAGTTCTGGCTTATAAAGACAAGGGCGAATGGATTTTGGAGCAAAAATATAATATCGGTAAGAAAGGAAAGACTACCGATGAATAAATAAGTATGAGTCTTTCGTGCAGACTCTACGAATGTCGGAAACCCCTATAAGACAGTGTGGTTGTTACTACACTGTCTTTTTTCGTATCTGTTATAATTAATATGTACGCCGAAAGGGTACACACAATCTAATCTCGCTTTAAAAGGAGAAGTACAAATGGGAAACCTCACCAAGTATAATGCTGCAAACTTAAATCAGTTGCTAGAACGCATAAATAGGAATAGTATTGGTTTGGATGAATATTTTGATCGGTTGTTTACCTTACATGAAACAACAACAAATTATCCACCATACAATCTCGTTCAAGTTAGTAACGTAGAATCTAGACTTGAACTCGCACTCGCAGGATTTAAAAAGAAACAAGTAAATGTCTACACACAAGACGGAAAACTCTTCGTCGAAGGACAACGCGAAGACGGAGAAACAGGAACAGACTACGTCCATAGAGGAGTGGCTCAACGATCTTTCACCAGAACTTGGACACTGGCAGAGGATACGGAAGTTAGATCAGTTGAATTTGAGGATGGGCTCTTAACGATTGTTCTTGGAAGAATTGTTCCAGATCATCATAAACGAAAAGATTGGTTCTAAATAGAATTGAATATCGTCGTCGCTGACGTAGAGGGGTAACTGGCCAAATCCAGTTGACACCCCTCTTTTTTCTTGCTATAATTACAACATATATTAAAATAGTCATGAAATACTTTTTAATTGCATTAACTACTATTTTAGTTTCATCTCCTGTTAATTCTCATCCAAGACACTTAAAGAATAAACACTCTTATCTTTTTCCAGAAAAAGATGTTATGGTTAGAAAAGATTGGACAAGATGTAAAAAAATTAAGTATATAACCAAATATGATAAATGGGGATGGTATACTGAAAGAAAAGTTCTTCCTCTAAAGTACTGTTGGAAAAATAATAATCCAGATACAAAAATCAAGGTAATTATCAAATGACGACAGAATTAGAAACTAAAACTAAAGATGATCGAGAAGTAATTGATGATTGCTTTTACGTTTGGAAAACTAGAATGGGATTGTGGAGCACTGAAACTTTACAGGGCCGAAAGATGCTTACGGGATTAACAAGAGATAGTGTCATTGATATGACTCGATGGCATCTTAAGTGTGAACAAGAGGGAACTCTTGAAAATTATTCTCACGTTATTGGAAGTGCTACTGTTGGTGGAAAACTTTAAATAAAAATTTAGATATAAAAAATGATTAAACTTTTGCTTTTAAAATCTGGAGAAGATATTATTGCCGAAATTGATGAAATGACTTTCGGTGAAGGAGATCAAAAACGTGTTGTTGGATATTATCTAACAAAACCATGTGTTGTAAAAATAAACACAAAAAGAGAATCTGAAAATAAAAAAATGGAGTATAATGTCTCTATGTATCCCTGGATGCCATTATCTGCAGAAGAAACGATTCCTGTCGTTGCTGACTGGGTGGTAACTATGGTTACTCCTGAAGAAAAATTATTCAAAATGTACAATGAGGATGTTTTAAAAAATGGACAAAACGATCAAAGTGATTCTATTGATGAACAGCGAGAGACTGATCAGTGAAATTGAAGAGGTTTCTGCTGATATTGGAGAACCTGACTGTAAATTAATTAAACCGATGGAAATTTGGGAAGGTCCCAATCTTGCTCCGTGGATGATGGATCATACGAAGCAAGATACATTTATGATTAGCTCTGATAAGATTATAACTCTTGCAGATCCCACACCAACTTTACTTGAAAAATACGAGGATTGTACAAAATAATGGCACTTTCTGAAAATACACTTTCCCATTTGCTAGAAGCAGAATCTCATCTTAGGGCAGCAATTAAGTCTGCTGCAGTAAATGAAAAACCATTTGTAGTTAAACAACTATCAGACATACTGGTGAATATGGAACAAACTAAAAAGTTTGACGAAATCATGGATATGTTGGATAATAGAAAACCTGGATCTAACGGTATGTTCGGTTCTTTTTTCAATGATGATAGCGAATGAAATTTTACACTAATGTTCAATTGATTGGAAATCAATTCCTTGTTCGTGGAGTTGATAATGGAAAAAGATTTGAATATAGAGATGATTTTTTTCCAACACTCTTTGTTAAATCAAATAGAGACAGTAAATATAGAACATTAAGTGAAGAAAAAGTTGAACCAGTAAAACCTGGGACAGTAAGAGACTGTAGAGAATTTTTTAAAAAATACGACGATATTGAAGGATTTTCCATTTATGGAAATGAAAGATATATCTATCAATACATTTCTGAGAAATATCCTGAAGATGAAATCAAGTTTGATATCAGCAAAATCAAACTTGTAACTCTTGATATTGAGGTTTCCTCAGAACAAGGATTCCCTGATGTTGAATCATGTCAGGAAGAAATACTTGCGATTACAATTCAAGACTATACTACAAAAAAGATTATTACTTGGGGAGCAAAACCTTTTCATAACAAACAAAAGAATGTAACTTATCATCACTGTCCTACAGAATATCAACTTCTTTCATCATTCATTGAGTATTGGAGGGTTGATGTTCCAGATGTTGTAACTGGGTGGAATATTGAATTATATGATATTCCATATATTTGCAAGCGTCTCAATCGTGTTCTTGGTGAAAAATTAATGAAAAGGTTCTCTAACTGGGGACTCGTAACTGAAGGAGAAACATTTATTAAAGGTAGAAAACACACTACTTTTGATATTGGTGGATTAACACAATTAGACTATCTCAATCTTTATAAGAAATTCACTTATAAAGCTCAAGAATCATATCGTCTTGATTATATTGCTGAAGTTGAACTTGGACAAAAGAAACTGGATCACTCTGAATTTGATACCTTTAAGGACTTCTATACCAAAGGTTGGCAAAAGTTTATTGAATATAATATTGTTGACGTAGAATTGGTTGACCGTTTAGAAGACAAAATGAAATTGATTGAACTGGCATTGACAATGGCATATGATGCTAAGGTTAATTATGCTGATGTATTCTATCAAGTTCGTATGTGGGATAACATCATTTATAACTATTTAAAGAGAAGAGACTTAGTTATCCCTCCTAAGAAAAAAGAAACCAAGAATGAAAAATACGCAGGAGCATACGTCAAAGAACCGATTCCTGGAAAGTATGATTGGGTGGTTAGTTTTGACCTTAACAGTCTGTACCCTCATCTTATTATGCAATATAATATCTCCCCAGAGACGCTCTTGGAGGAACGACACCCAACGGCAACAGTTGATAAGATACTTAATGAAGAGATAAATTTTGAACTGTATAAGGACAATGCAGTTTGTGCAAATGGTGCAATGTTCCGTAAGGACGTGCGTGGGTTCTTGCCAGAACTAATGGAGAAGATGTATGGAGACCGTGTTATCTTCAAGAAAAAAATGCTTGCAGCCAAGCAGCAGTATGAGAAGACGCCTACTGTGGCACTTGAAAAGGAAATCGCTCGATGCAACAACATTCAAATGGCGAAGAAGATTGCTCTTAACTCTGCTTATGGTGCTATTGGTAATCAATACTTCAGGTATTATAAACTAGCAAATGCAGAAGCAATCACTCTATCGGGTCAAGTAAGTATTCGATGGATTGAGAATAGAATGAACAAATATCTAAATAAACTGTTGTCCACAAAAGATACGGATTATGTCATCGCATCTGACACTGATTCAATCTATCTTAATATGGGACCTCTTGTTGATAAATTTTTTGCTCATAAGTCTAGCGACAAAGCAAGGATTGTGGGGCTACTTGATATGGTCTGCCAAGAAAAGTTGGAACCTTACATTGATGCCTGTTATAAGGAACTTGCGGAGTACGTATCGGCATATGACCAAAAGATGCAGATGAAGAGAGAGAATATTGCTGATCGTGGTATTTGGACTGCGAAGAAGCGATATATTCTCAACGTTTGGGATAGTGAAGGCG